ATCTCATTTTCTCGTTCTTCACGTCTCGTTCGTTAGTACTCTATGTCATTGTTTCTCGTTCTCATTTCCCGTTCTTTTGTTTATCGTTTGTCGTATTTTCGTTCGTAGTACCCTATGTCATTGTTTCCCTTTCCTTTGTCTCTCGTTTCTCGTCTTTCGTTCCTCGTCTTTGCTCTCGTTTGCTCGTCGTATCTCGTGTCGTCGTGCCCTATATCATTTGCTCTCTCTATCTTATTTTTTGTTCTACCTTTTGTATTTTTATTACAATTTATTCGACAAAGTTTTTAAGTCTCCTTTTCATTCATTTAACACATGGTTGATGAATTCGAACTCGTTGAGAAAATGATTGAAACTCTTAAGTTGTCACGTTACATCAATGGTTATACTATTGATCATCACGTGCTAAATCTCATGATTGAAATGTTTTACGAGTATACTGGGCATGATTATGAGTACGCTTTCAAGAAAATAACTGAGGTTCTACATGAGTTGGGCTATAATGTTACCTACTGATGTCGTTGCTGACGTTATTATGAAGTTACCTTTCATGAAGAAAGTATATCACCTTCTCCCGTATTATTACAGTATTGACTATCTTTTGCCCTCCGATATCGTCAATTTAATGAATAACACTTTTCACGATTTGTTACTTAATGATCCTTCTGCATCTCCTAAGTTTGATGGTTATGTATTTAAGGAGATTTACGACCTAGTTAATGAGTGGAATTCCATTTCTCTTCAAGGTGCTTTAATTTATCGTGGTACGTCTTTAGATTACGTGGAGAACAATAACTATGGTTTCTATACTAGTAATGGTATTGTTCATCTTGTTGGTGGTAAGGATACATACTTAACTTATTGGTCTTATCTTTCCGCTTCCGCTCTTCTTTTTGCTATTGATGCACCAAGACCCGTTATTCTCGTTGCTAAATATGATCCCAAGTATTGTGCTCCAGATGATTATTTCCTAGTTAGGTCAGAATTATCTGGTATTGTAAACGGTAAGCTTTATAATTATGGTGCTGTAAAATATTTGAGGGAAATGGAGGTTCGTTGTTATAAATTCCCCGTTGCCAACACTAAGTACAAGATAAAGGGTAAAGATCTTCTAGAGCTTTTCGATATGGTAGTTCCAGTTTATCGTGAAGTTATGAATGAGGAACGTATAAAGGATATGAGGAAGAAGTTGGAGGCGAAAATATGACTACTGTTCCCGTACTTCTTGCTTCACGTGATAGATATTATGGTGGTATAATTACTCCTTCGGGGTTCACATATTATTACGGGTCGACGTTGCCAGATAATTTTGTTGCAATGGTTGATCTTGCGACTAATAAATCTGGTAATGAGCTCATATTATATGCTATGGAGGTTCTGAAGGGTTGTGTTTATGATTATCATGATATATCGTTATTTTCTCCATTCCCAGTAGTACGTTTCACGTCGGTGCAGAATGCAAAGAAGCTTGCAATGAATTCTGTTGGTTATCCATGTAGAGTTCTTTATTTGTTGGGTGCTGATTTTGTTAAGCTTCTTGACAATTCTGTTGCAATGTACGAACTCGACGGTGAATATTTTTACTGTGAACCAGTTTATGCTACGATTACTTTGGATCCTAATGTTACACCTTACAAGTATCACATTGCTTGTCTTATGGCTCGTTATCCTTCTAAGTTCGTCGTCAGAGACGGTAAGGTGTACTATGGGAATGAGGTTGTCGTCGAGGACATCGAGTCAGTGTTTCTTTTTCATGGTAATCCCAAGTACTTATTATCCTGGGAGAACATGTTCGAGATAATGTGTTCTATCTCGAGGGCGAAAGAGCTCAAAAAGTGATTTCTTTTCTTGTTGCTAGTATTGTTTCCCACTCGTCTTTTGGTACATCTAGTTTTTTCAGTAATTCTTTTGCTATTTCTTCTGGTGTTGGTTTCACTCCGAATGGTGGTATGAATTTTTCTACTGTTGCTGATTTATCTCCAACTTCTCCAATTCCTACTGCATGATGTTTTCCTATTGCTACCATTAATACTAGTGGCATTTCTGTTTTTGTTGATACGAAGAGTGATCTGGGTGTTTTAATCTCTTTCTTGAAGTGGAATAAGCTTACCATTCTTGTTTACCCACAATCTTTTTTACTTTCTAGGAGTTTATATTTTATTTGGTGAACATGAGGCATTTTCGTGCAGATGTAAAGTCGATAAAAGTTGTTCAGAGTATTCCTCAGGGTGCTACGAAACTATGGGAGAATGATTCTCTTGCTCTCTACTACACGTACAATCCTAGTCAAGGCGAGGTAACTTGGATTTTCGTTAATAAAACATCTGAGCGTAAGTTCGTGTCGTTGCTTAGGGGTGCAGTTCTTAATATTAACGGTCAGCAATACGCTGTCCCGGAGTACATTTTTGGTAATGCTTTTGCTGACGTTTACTTCGGTAACGGTGCCTCGACCTATATTAACGACCTTAACGACATTCCCTTGTACTCTCTAGCTATCTTAAGACCTCCTTCTAACAGATTGACAGTTGGTTTTGTCTTTTCTCTTCCTCCGAATTCGGTGATTTGCGTTCCTGAGTACGGTTTCATCAACTTGGTCTCTCTTAGTGGTCGTTTAATAGAGGTTAAGCCTGGCTCTTTGAATTTGTATGCGATCATTTATGATTATGCCGAAGTCGTAGAATATGAGCAAGAGGCAGGAATTACCGTAGCTTCACCCCCTGACCCTTATGCTGTCTTCTCTTACTGTTTTAGCATTGACGAAGTAGGGACAGTTGTGACTCCAAGAGTGATTATAGAAATTCCGCAAACTGACGTTAAAATCGCTAATGACATAATAAACTTCTTTAAAAAAATCGCAAAGTGGTTTTAAATTTTACAAAGAGTTATTTCTCTTCCGTCGTCACTCACGTAAGTGAAAGTTGCTCCTTCCATTTTTCTTAGTAGTTCGACACGATTCTTTGTCCAATCGTGTATTCCAACGCACCATTGTTTGTATCTGGTAAGCATATTTACGTTTAGCTTTTCCTCGCAACCTTCACAATCCATTACAAAGATATCAACATTCTCGTATACTCCATCCCACTCTCCCTTCATTACTGCCTTATTGCAAATGTTGAAATAAGCACATACTTCTTCCCATTTTTTTCGTAGGTGTTCTTCTTTCTCATACTGAACAACAAACGACGCACCTCTTAATAAGAAATACAAAGCCGTTGATCCACAATCAGCTCCTACTATCTGTATACTACGTTGGTACACGTTAAGCATGCCATATGCGTGTGGATACTCTCTCCAATAATCGCATTCTCTTTTTTTGAAATACTCCTCAATACTCTCCATTTTTCATTCATCCCGATCTTTTTGCGTTTTTACCAAGCGTATATGATATAACCGATGCGATAGCTATAATTAATTCGTTTAACATATTGTCGAAATTCTGGTTGTCGAAGAGTGAAGGATTTGTTGCTGAGATTAGTATTAGAAGAGACGCTATTATTATTGCACCAGTTACTGCTATCGCATCTATTATTATATCGTCTCCCATTTTTTACTCACCTCATGTACCTAGTATAAAACTCCTCTAGGGATAAAAAATGATATGGTATTTCGTGCACGTAAGTATTAAAGTCAATGCATGGTGGGCATAACATTTTCATTGCTTCCTTTATTTTAACGTTATACACGTACATAAGTGATGCTAGGGCGAATGTTACACTACGATGGACTCCAGCTATACAGTGTATAAGCGTCTTTTGCTCTCTTTCAAATCTTGACTTGGCTATTTCAGCTACTGTTAGCAAGTCTTCAGCGTCGATCGGTACAAAGTCGTCATACTTTAGCCATATTTTTGCTTTTGGGTTTTCTATTTCTCTAGCTACATTTACAACTAGGAAGTCGTCCGACGCATGTAGTGCGAACGAGATGTCACTCTGCCATATTAACTCTTTAGGGTCGTGGCGAACGAATCCCATGCTTTACATTTTGTTTTTTCTCGCTTATTATTTTAACCATCCCCACAATTCTTGACCAATTGTTATGTAGTAGTATCTCAAAGACTTGTAAAAGCACTTCCAGCTTAGGTCTTCCCACTCTTCTCTTGAAATTTCTATCTTTCTTATGTCGTCGATGTTGTCTATTTCTATCCCGCATGCATAGTCTTTATATGCATGCTTATTCACGTAAATTAGTGGTGTTCCAACGCTCATTGCCTCAACTGGGGGAATATTGAATCCTTCTGCATCGCTAACTGCTATGTAAAATAGTGAATGTGATAGGAGGTAGTATTTTACATTTTCAGGGAGCGAGAAAAAATCGAAATCTGCTAATGGATGGTCACTGATGACTGTTAGTTCGGCTCTTCTTCCCTCGAATAATTGTATCACCTTGTCTATGTTTTTGTATGGTCTATTTTTTCCTATGACGATGTACCCTCTCCTAGCGTTATAATCAAAGTTTACGAATCTTTGTGCCATTTCGTCATTTACTCCTCTTGGTATTACTTGTTCTACGTGAATTCCCTTTTTCTCCATGTGCTCTTTTAACCACGTTGATGTCGTAATTACTTTTAGACCTTGTGACGGTTTGGCTGTAACATCGCTAGGCGTATCGCACCACGCAATACCTTCGCTGGCTACTTGGAAGATTGTGTTACAATCTCCAACGTATATGTGTGCTGGTCTGAAGTATGATTTTAGTAGTTCGATGTTGTGGTACTTTTTCATGTAATATATTGTTTGATCTACTACCCACTCGTAACTGCAATTTCTGCACTGGGTGTATATTGACTTCATTACACTATCACGAATGTTATTATGATTTCGAGATAAATAGACGAAGTTTTTTGTACTGCTATTGGGAATACTAAGTGGTCTACTAATGTTCCTGATACTCCTGTTATTTGTCCGTTTGATTCTTGTAATTGTGCTGGGAAAGCTATTCCTGCTTCTTGGAAAGTATATCCGTTACATTGTGATGGTAGATAGCTTGCTACGAATGTGACTTGGTTTCCTGAGACTGAGGGTGATACGTATTCAAAACATGGATATATTGGTGAGAACATTCCAGTGTCTGTGCTTGATGGGGTTCCAGTTCCACTTCCTACTTCCATTACATAACCGTAATTACTTGGCATTGTCCATGGCAATACCCAATGTGATGCTATTTCGTTTAATCCGGCGTTAGTCATTATATTCGTCGTTGTGTACTCTTCCACTTCTCCCGTGTCTAAATGTTTTATTCTTATTGTGGCAATTCCTGTTATCGTCACGGGCTGTTTAAGCTTCATATTTTCAATATCCTTTGTCCCGTTATATTTGTTTTACTCATTCTGAGAAAGTGACGTTCATTACTGCTGTTCCACCACTCCCAGTCACAAGTTTTGGCACAAGAGTCCAGTTAATAGTTCCACTACATGGTGATGTGATAGTTATTTTAAACAAGATGTAAAACGTGTTTGAGATTGTTGTTTGATATCCCACGATTTGTCCATTTTTATTATATATTGGTGTTTTTGTAAATGGGTATACAATGTTATAACAGAACCCGTTTGGGTTGCATTTAGTGCACACGTATTCATTTTCCTCTGCTATACACCCACCAGGGTATACTATTGATGGATTTTCCACCTCATATGTTTGACCACACATTGTAAAATATAACTTGAATAGGAAAGTATTTGGTGTCGAGAGAGAGAAATAAAGGGTGACGGGGGTGTACGTGATGTTTATCTCTTGTTGGAATGGTATAGTTGTTCCTGCGGGTACTGGTACTGTTTCCTCTTTTGTTGGTGTATTTACACTTATTGGAATGAATATGGGTACTGGCTCTATTGGATCCACATTAATTTCTATTACTATGTTGTCGTTGTATATTATGTTGCCCGTTGTATTATCAGTTACTGTAATTTGAACTTGAATCTCATCACTTGTTAATTGGTGCCCATTAGCATTACAGAAGTATATTTCTATGTAGTTAAGCTTTCTTTCCGTGACGGTGTTGAAGTTATACACGTCGTCACTGCTTGACGTGTCTACGTTGTATGAAGCCCATAATACATCATCATATTTTATTGATACGTTCCATGGTGTTAGTATTAATGGTGGTTTTATTACTTTCGTGTTGACTGTGAGGTTTCCACTCACGTTAAAGTTTATTATTACTGATTGGCAACCATTCCCTACGATTGTCCTAACATACAAACTCATAAACTACTTTTTCCCTTTATTATATTATGTCTTGTGGAGAATTACCTAATGCATCTTGTACTCCTACTCCTAATTGGGAATGTAGTGATGTTGAATGTTTTCAACAATGCATAAATCAGCCTACTTTTGAACAGTTTTATGAGTGTTGTATTCAATGTGCTTTAGCTCATTATATTGCTGAGGCGAAAGATCACGTTACTATACTTGTTGCTAATGCTGTGAGTATGATTGGCACTGAATATATTCCAGTATTTGATCAAATGCAAATGTTTCCTGCACATCTTGAAACTCTTCAAGGAAAGGAGCAAGTTACTGTTAGGGATTTGGTTTTTCCTCAAAATTATCCAGTTAAAAAGTACACGTATTATGAGAATGTTCAAGTTAATGATATTGGGCAACCTTGTTCTTCTCCTACTGGTTTTTGTGTTCCTCCCGGAGTTACTGCAAGTGAGGAACTTTGGTTTGTAAATGAGGGTTCAGTTGTTATTATACCGTCTACACTTCCTCCTACTACGGTTTCCACATTTAGTTACATTACTCCCCCTCCTCCTATTTCCTTCCAAGTAACTTATCCCACTTTAGTTGTTCCGCCTCCACCTCCTTCACCACCACCTACTACAAATATATTGGTTGTATCTAAACCGTGTCCCGAAGTATGCCCCGGTTGTATTTGTTATTACATGTTGGGAATAGACATCGTGGATCCTACTGATGCTGTTTATAATTATCAAGAAACGCCTACTGGTGTAGTTCAACAAGTTCCTCAGAATGAATATGTGTTGCCCAGTGATTTGCTTTCAATTGAGGAAGCTCCTTCTCATACTACAGAGACTGAAACTGTTGAAGAAAGTATTTCCTTTACCTTATATTACGTTGTTACTACTACTTTGCCCGTACTGGATGTGAACTTCGTTTACCCTGTTACTCTCATAAGAGAAGTTGAGAGCGTTACTGCTAGTAGGAGTATTCAAACAGTTTACTTTTCTTATCCTGTTTCGAAGCAAGTATTCTCAGAATACGTTACTGCGTCATCCATCTCTGTCAGTGCATATTTCCAACCTATAGTTAAACTCGTTCAAGAAAGTGAAGTTACTGTATCCTCAATTCCAATTCTACAAATAAAATTCACTAAGCCCACGATTGTCATACAGTCCGTTCCTACTTCAGTGTCTCAGATTCTCTTAGTTGCAGACATGATACGTACTATTACGCCAGAGTTAGTGTCAGAGTATACGAGTGCTATTAAACCAATAATTGAAATGATTGCGTATTCTGTTGTCACTGAAGTTCTTAAGTCCGTTTCTGTTTCTGCTAGTGAGGAATTCCTTATTTCCACAGTTTATGAAGTAGTTCAAAAGGCACTAGTTCCAATTTATACTTCCGCTAGTGAGGAGTTCCTGAATACCGTGATATATGAGACTGTAAAAGAAGTTGTGACAAGTTTAAAGACTACGCAGAGTGAGATAACTATGGTCTCTTACGTTCAGGAGAAAGTTACGCCAACTCAGTTCTCTATCTCTTCCTCTCAAAGCGAGACTACTATGGTTTCTTACGTTCAGGAGAAAATTACACCAACTCAACTTCCTGTCTCTTCCTCTCAAAGTGAGGGTATCATGGTTTCTTCGGTTTATCAACAAATTACTGCTGTTGTAGTGCCAGAGACTACTACCAGTCCAGCTGAGACTATCGTCAACGCTATTATAAGTTGTCCTTTTGTTGATGCAAAGAATCAATGTTATACTACTGGTTACACAATTTATCTTTTCAACAATACTAGCACTACTATCCCATCTGGTTATCCAATTCCAATTTGGATATATGTTGATGGTGCTAATTCAACTTACTCTAATGTTAGGCTATCGTATAATGGTAACGAACTATACACGTGGGTTGAGGAGATAGTTGGTGGTAGTGCACTCATGTGGGTAGTGCTTCCTACTGATCTTTCTACTGTAATTCAGATTGATGTATGGGTTGGTGATTCAAGTTTTGTTTATGATGGAGTTGCTGGTGCGTATAAGGAAATTGCTGGTTGTAGTAATGATAATGGGAGTAAGATATTTACTCTTTATGATAATTTCTGTGGTACTAGTCTTAACACGGATATATGGAATCTATACGTGAGTGGCGATTACTCTTATGAAGTTAATAATGATCTGATTATTAACGTTAGTCAAGGGCAGACTGGTTACGTTGTTTTGCAATCTAAGCAAACTTTTGGAGAGGGTTACATGTTTGAAGTAATGTCTTCTACGTCTAATTTTATAACTAACATTAGAACTGCTCAGCCGTCAATTAGTGTTGGGAATGGGGCAGAATATGCTTTTACTGATGGGATAATTTCATCTTCATCTCCTCAAGAGACTGCAGATTTTAGTATTAATGGTAATTGTGTTCCATATTACGTTGTTGAATTAGGTACGCAATCCTTGACATGTCCATCATCATGTCCTTCTTCGTCCTCTTCGTTCTGTGAGACTAGTTATGCAACTTATGCTGTTATTGGTATTAATTATCCATTTAGGAAGCTCATTAGTGGTTTATTTTACCAGAATAATAATGTTGCCCTAGTTGTTGACCGAGTTATGCTGGTTAACAGTTTGCCGAGTCAGTCTATTTCTGGTAACGTTTACATGTATCTTGGTACTGCATATAGTGATGCGACTGGTAATTTGACTCTCACTTACCATTTCGCTAGAGTTTATCCAATGATTGCTCCTCCATTTCCTGCTTCGCAATCTGGTTACATTGTCGATAGCTACTGGGAGTTTAATGGTTCAAGTTCGTATATGGTGGTTGAGTTACCTCAAGTGTCTTCATCTAGTCATACATTTAATTTTACTGTTACATATGCGGTGTGGTTTAGAACTACTTCTGGTACTGGTATGATACTTAGCGATAATCAAAGTGCTTCAAGTCCATGTTATGATTATTATAATGATATACTTAGTATTGTTAATGGTAAATTAGTTGCTGGGTACTGTTGTAATGGTACATTTGTAACTACGTCCGACACGTATAACGATGGAAATTGGCATTTTGCAGTTGTTATACTTGATCCGTCTAATAATTCTATAACTCTTTACGTAGATGGGCAGGAAATTGGTTCTGCTACTGTGTCTAGTAGTCTTGAACCTCCTAATCCTTATTACTTATGGATAGGATATGGAAGTAGTTGTGCTGGTTGGGCAGATGAGGGTATATCAGGGTATTTCAATGGTGATATTGCATGGGTTGCGGTGTTCAATACTGCTTTATCGTCGTCTCAAATTCAAGAAATATATCAAATGGGTCCGTATTCAATTGATCCCTTACTCTTTACTGACAATATTGTTGGGTGGTGGACTCCATGGAATGGACCTCCTGATTTATCAACTGCCGATGATTCGTTAACCTACTATAATATATCTACTCCATCATTCGTGGGGTATGTTGGAGTTTATCCAGCTATTGATGCTTTTTATAGTGATGCTAGGACTACGTTTGTTCTTTATAACACGTATAGTTCACTTATGGTTACTCTTACTTCGCCAACTACTGGACAATATGGTGGTGTTATATTCTCTTACTCATACACGCAAGGTAACGTCTTTACAGTTAGTGGTTTATTTACACTCGATAATCCGTCTTCATGTCCTGCTGATGGTTTTGCTTTTGCAATATTCTCGAGTGGGTTTGATACATCTAATATTGTGGTTCCCTCAATTTCTGGTTGTAAATTTCAAGGAAGTATGTCAATTCCTGAAACCTCAAGTCCAACTATATTAGTTCAATATGATCCATACTGGGCTGAACCATGTGCTGGAAATCAAGTAGGTACAGGAGTGAATATCTCTGTTGTTAATGGTACATCTGTTACTGAGATTGTGTGTGGTGCTGGAAGTGGGACGTTTAATACTAATGTACAATCTGGTAATGAGATGTTTTACATAGTGAGTTACATTCCATCGTCAAATGAAGTGTGCTATACAATGTTCTTTATACCGAATAATCAATTCGTTACTGGTTGTACTTCTCTAGGTAGTGATTTCTCTGCTCCATCTAGTGGTACTTATTATCTAGCAGTAGCTGGAGCTACTGGTGGGCAATATGCACAGTGGCTTTTCGATGCAAGAACGTTGCACATCTCACAATGATTTAAATAATTTAGCACGAGTTGTTAATTATGGGAATTCAAATAGCGTGGTACAATGTTTGTAATCCAATAGAAACTGGCATATTCTCAGCTAGTGGAGGAAGTGTTGGTGCATCATATTCTGGGTATGTAGGTGATCCATGCGGTAATTGTGGATATGGTTTGGCTTTTACTACTGGTGAATCAGCTACAGCCACAGCTACAATCACGGTAACAGTACCTTATAGTGAGCTTGTTTATAATCCTGAGAACGTCTGGGTTGTTGTAATAGGGAGTTTGTATTATATTGGATCATCTTCTTTACCAAGTAGTGCAACTTTTACAATTGCTCTTAATTTCCTTAATACTAGTGGCTCAAGTATAGGTTCTTACTCATATTCAGTTTCTCTTAGTGCAGGGAGTGGAACATATTACATGATTGCTGTACCAGTTCCAAGTGGTACTGCTAGTATTGAAATATCTGTAACGATTCCCTATTATGGTTTTGCATCAATAGGTGATGTTGCATTCTTTTCACAGCCAATTACTTATTACATTGAGCCACTTTACTTCTACAATCAATCACTATCTTATTCCGTGACTGTGAATTACAGTGAATCAGGATACGTTAGCATAATGAGTGTATCGGGCGGACCATCCGATTTGACCTCGTATTCTGTTACGGCAACTCTCAACTCTGGTTCAATAACTGCTACCAACATTTCAATGACGTCAGTAAGTGAACTTGATTCAGTAACTTTCACTGGGACTGCAAACAACGACTATCAAATAACTTGGAGTCAAGTCATTGCAATACCTTACGCAAACTCATCTTGTCAGATATCTCAAATATTCGTGTTTAACGTGACAGGGTATAATAACATTCTAAACCCACAGGAGTATGTTTTCAGCGTTCAAACGCCGTTCAACGGATCAATACAAAAGACTTACACGTTGCTAGTACCAGTTGGGTACTTTAAGATCATTCCATCATATTCACTCTCGTGTTCGACTACACCATGTACGAGTGGATTCACTACATTCACGATCACGATTGATATTGAAACATCATCTGGTGTAGTTGTAGCATCGCAACAAGTTAACGTTCTAGAAGGGCAAACTTTTGCTGAGTTTAACCTAGAGGATTATTACGGTGGACAAACGCTTAATGTAGTAGTGACTCTGGATATTAACGCCTCGTTAAGTCAACAAGTTACTCTCACAATTAACTTTGAATATGAGGTACAAGCGCAGACATGAAAGTCGTTACTTTTGGAGGTAACTTTTGCTATTTCCCTCTAATGAATTACGATATTGTTTTTGTAGACGATGACTATAATCAGTGCTTGGAAAGGATTGATCATCCGAACATAATTCACGTTAGTAGTGGTGTAAGTGACGACAGTTGGGAGTCTAGAAGATATAGGATAGCTTTCATACTAAGGGAGATATTCTCTAGGGTTAATGACGACTTATTTCTAGTTGATAGTGACGTCTACATTCCTCCTGTCGAGTTACCTAGGAATATTTACTCTTTCTGCATACCAGCTAGGGCTAAGCCTTCGGACGACGTTATACTTTTCTGCATGTCCACTAATCTTTTCATTCCTTCATCTTTTCTAAAATTCGCTAGAGATGTTATGGACGACTATCTCAAGAATGAGTTGTACAGGACCCATTTTGTTGATATTTATCTCTCCTCTCGTCTTATTCCTATCATGAAAGTTATTCCGGGTACTTATCATTTCGTTAATGGAAAAAAATACGTGATTGACGACAAGTATATTATTCAGCCTGCTTGAGTAGATCTACCATCACACTTTCTGCATTTGGTGATAATCTAGTTATGTATAAGTCGCAATTCTCCACGTGAATTGTCTGTTTATCCTTTCTTGCGATAGTGTTTGTTACTTCTCTTATTATTAGGAGTCGTTGCCCGTTTAAGTCTATTCCTGAGTATATTTCAATCTTGAAATTATCTTTCGTCACTTGTCTTAACTTGTTCACTCCCTTTAGGAATAATTTGCCTTTTATCATCATGTTATCTCCTACTTTTTGGTATGCAATCATTTCATAATGTGAACTTTTTATTACTCCGTCTTCCATGTTTTTAACTTGTTCGCAACCCATATTATACTTTACTTGTTAGCGTGTTATATAAATCTTGTAGGTATTGTTTCACATTATCTGGAGGTACTATTTGACGTGCTATTTGTACTAAATTGTAATATACTGCCGAGAGGAATGAGTTGAGTAGAGCGAAATCGTAACTAAGTACTGACGATATCACTTGTGCTATTTGTAATAAGCCTAACACGAGTGATCCATTATATATTGCTTGTATCGTGTTGTTAACTATTCGAACTGTGAGGGAATCGCTTTCAAATAATGTGAAAGTTCCAGGCGGGAAATAGCTCAAGTAGTTCGAGAGTATGTAAAGGAACTGGTATACAGTATTCACGTATAATTGTCTATATTGTGCTGGATTTGTTGTTTTTATGACGTTCAGTACTTCGAAAATGTCAGTAATGTCGACTATTTCTTCTTGGTAATAGTAACTCATAATATATCATCAGCAATTTGGGTTAAAAGGTATACTCCATTGTACATTTGCTGTAATGAATCCTAATAGAACGGGATATACGCCATATATTATTACAGTCATTGATGATGAATCAAAGTATACTAACACGGCTGTTACTTCTGGTGTAAGAATACAAACTGGACAGCTAATTGTTTGGTATTCTTGAACCTCTGTTGGTGTAATATTTATCGAGGGTGTAAATTGAACTTGGTCAATCAAAACTAGAGACGCATCGAAAAAGAAAATGTAGTTGGGTAAGTAAATGGTACCGCCATTCATTAACGCATTTCCTATCATTTCCCCTAGACTCTTAACTGTTAAACCATAGGTTGCAAAATTTACCACTGCAACTGGTTGTGGGATGTATATTGTTTCCTTCACTGTAAGTTGACCTGTTCCTTTACTATATGCTTTCGCATACGTGAATAGTGCAACGTTAACATTATTTGAGTCAACTATCATTATTGCATTATAAGTGTAAGTGTTCGTCGTGTTATCAGTAATCGTTAATTCTAGGGCGTAAGTGTTAGTTAATTCATCAAAACTCAACTTTGCCGTTACAGTCCCTATACCTACTACGGTATTATTATATAGAAACTGTGCTTGTGCAATTGGATATATTTTTCCTACTAGAAATTCTTCCTCTATCCATGTTCTACATAAATTCATGTTGGAGTCACCGTGAATGACGTGGATAATGTTACGCTTTCAGATGGTGGTACACTTGTAGTTGTTGAGGTGGCTGTTTGTGATATAAATTGTACTCCAAAGCAGTAAGTATTCCCATTCGATAATTCTAAACATGGCGGTGTGCAAACTGGTGCATTAACTGCTCCACAAGTATTCTTACATTGCGGTGGAATTACTGCACTAATTGGACAACAAATATCGCTCGAGAGTTGTCTTAACGTCTGAATTGGGAATAACAGATTCGTTACGTCTACTGCTTGATTTGGTATTACACTATCTATTATTGATCCTGCTAGGAATGATATTAATGGTATTCCAATTCCCATTAATCCTCCCAATAAACCTCTTACTATTCCCTGTTTTACGGATGAGGCTGAAGTAACTCCCCTTATCGTGTATCGGATTAACTCTTCTTCTGCCTTCGGCGTTATTGCTACTACAAATGCTGGAACTAGTTTGCTTCTCAATGTAGAGATTATGTTGTTTATTGCCCCTGCTAACAAGGATATTATGTCGCTTAGTATGGTTAGGATGAAATTGTAAATTGCTTGAACAAACGAGAAGAATACATCACACACTACTTTTGCGAAATAGAATAATCCATAAATTATATAATTTATCACATCTTGTATTACACAAATTAAAGGCTGAAGAAGATAACTATAAAGTGCATTCTCAACTTCAGATCCTATGCCAGATAATGATATTGATAGTATTGAAGACATTCAACTCACAACTTGAAAGTAATTTTACCATCCTTGAACTCAAATGGTGAATTCGAACTCTTTAACACGTTCATGAATACACGTGATGGGCTACTACAACTTATAACGATATAATCACCTTGCCTATTAACAGTTACTTCACTGCCAAACCTCTCTTGGAACGTTTCCCTTAATTTCTCTACTAGTTTATCGTCAGTTAACTCAATTTCTGAGAAGCCTCCAAAATCTATGTGTATGCCTTGTTCTATTTCTTTAACTGAGATGTTACTTGTCGTCCCAGTTGGTAATAGTTTTATTAGGTTTTCATCCTGTTTTATTGCAGTAATTTTACCTAGAGTTGACATAAATAGACGATGGAATGATTTAATGTCAATATACGCATTGTACAGATTACCTTCTTTCTTTATAGTATACGGAATCTTCAGTATTTGAAATGGCATAAGCATCATTTGGAAATACACGTCATCCATACTTATCATGGTTGATCACCTATGCTAGGAATACTATTAATTCACCAACCATTGTAATGAAACCTACTGGATCTTTCATGAAATAGTCTATCATCCTATAAAATAGTCCTACTATATGCCTCCAAATTGTCATGAACATTTTTCTTAACCATTCAAGTATCTGATTTCCAATGTCCTCTAATGCTGAGACTATACCTCCTCCACTACTACCAGCTAGAAATGCAACTGCCTCTGCCATAGTATAATCTATTTATATTTGAGCTTTTATACATTATGCATATGAAAATCGCCCTTGTAAGGGACTTTGTTGACACCTCATTTGGAAGACAAGGCAAACTTCTAGAGAAAGGATTAAAGGAACTCGGTCACGAGGTCACGCCTTTTGAAAAGAATACAACGACTAAAGAAAAATTACCACCAGGGTATGATACCTACGTTTACTATACGATTTTTAATACCCAATTATTCTGGAAGGGAATTCCCCATCACGGGAAAAACGTTGTTTTTGAAGTATCTGACACTGATGCAATTAGCCATACTGCCTTATACTTCTTCAGACAACAACCTGTTGACGAGATTGTTGTACCATCACAGTGGAGTAAAAATGCCTTCTACACTCTACGTCTCCCAATTCCACAACCCATCTACGTTATACCTCATGCGTTAAATCCCGACATGTTCTCTTACAAACCTGCTAATGTCCCACACCCTTGCGTTCTAGCAATTTTACCGCATTCATGGGATAGAAAGGGTGGCGACGTTGTCGTGAGGGTTTTCCACGAACTCATGAACTCTGGGTATCATTTTTACCCCGTCATTCTAGTTTCAAACATGCTTGAACCTAGGTTGAGAGGATTAAACGCCGTCAAGACTCCTCTCCCCGACGATCAGTACTATAGCTTGTTTGCAGGCTGTGACATTCTCTTTTATCCCGTCAGAGGGGGAGCATTCGAAATTCCGGTAATTGAAGCCCTTTCTCTCGGTCTTGACGTTGTGGTTACCGAGAAGGGTGCTTGGAGTGAGTGGGTTCTATCTAGCGACGACGTTTACTGGATAAAAGTAGGTAGGAAGGTTAAGTTGTGGTATACTAATCCATTTCATGTAGGGTATTTTCTGGATCCCGATGTGGAGGATGCTTATCAGAAACTTGTCGTCGCTCTGGCTAACTGGACTCCAGAAAAGAAGAAGGAGAATCTAGAGGGGAGGGCAATCCTATACAGAGAGAAGTACAACTATCTAGAAATTGCGAAAATGTGGGAGAAAATCTTGTAAAAAAAATAGATTCACTTCACTTTTTTTATAAACCTAGATAGCTGAGGAACTGCCCTACAAATGGTAGACTTGATGCGAATTTCGCAACTAGCCCGATGACGAGTCCTGCTATTGCAATTCCCACGAATAGGTCAGCGTTGTTGGCAATAAAGCTTGCGATGCCGGATAGGAAGTTTGATATTGCTACTACTAGGTTTGTTGCTACACTTGTTAAGGCAGAGCTTATTTGGGCGTAGCTCATTTTTTATCCTCAACTATAATAAATGTGCAAGAAATATAAATATCTAAAGGATACAATACTTAAATATAAACTGCCCCGCCCGAATCACCAGGTATTGATGGAATATCTATCATGAAACTCTTTTTTATTTGTATCAAAAATTTTGGTACAACGTGATACGCTATTTCCACATTAGTGCTTATAACTCTACCTTTCCTTATACCAGAATACGCACTCGCAAGAGTCACCTCCATTCCCCTTTCAAGGCTTGGACATTCACTCTTTACCTCTATAATAGATGGCAAATAACTTGCAAAAGTTGCTACGCCATTAGTCGCAGAAATAACACCATACGCACACACCTCTTTTCCTAGAACTGCCGGATATTTATATGGGTACGTATATGTCGTTTCAACTATTGCAACGTCATAATCTAGTATCATTTTCATCAATTTCTTATACACACTAACAAACACTGCAGGTCTAGTTAGAATATGCACTTTCCATTGCCTTTTATCATAATATGAAATCATGGGAACGTTTGGAGTCTCACCCTTCGAGTGCGGTGCTATCATTACGTTGTGCCAAGCAGTCAAACCAAGATTTTGGAAAATGAATCCCATCGAAGCGTTTGCCGTTCTAAAAAATACGCCGGGTAGAAGTAATAAACCATTTGGGTGTGTTCCCAACCACTCATTCTTGTATAATAAAGTATTATCAACACTTGATACAAAAAGAAACAGTTTCTCTTCTTTTATTTTCGATGTAGATATGCTAGAAGTAATTTTAACTTTCTTATAATCTAGTGATGGTATCACATCCTTCATCTTCTCGTCGTAATATATTATCTTATTCTCGTGGTCAACTGCGTAAGCTAACTGCATCCTGAATATTTATATTTTAGCGTTCTATTTATTTTTACTCATGTCTCTAATATTAGAGATGGAATTCATAACATATGAATTAGCAACATTCATTACTGTACTATTTTACCTATATAGAATCAACAAATCACGAAAAGAAGAAACTCAAAAGGAAATTGAAAAAATAGTCCAACAAATTATCTTGAGTGAAGAATTCGAAAGAAGAATTAGAAAGACAGTAAAAGAAGCATTAAATGAAAGCCAGGAATTTAAAGTATTGAATCAAATAATAGTTGTTTTATGCACTTATATACCCGAGTTGAAGAATAGTAAGTTGTGTAACCCATGACTCTCGCTTACGTCCCATGTGAGAAATGCTCTTACGAGAATGTAGCCAAGTACGAAGGGTTTGTCGTTACCAGAAACTTGTTTGAGGCTGAAGTTTGCATTGACGATCCCGTACTCTTTCTAAAAAGGATTAAGGGTGTAGTGGATGACGTTCACTGCTTGCTGTGGGGAGATACGGTCTATAACGCACTTTTCTACATGAAGGAAATGGCACATTACGACAACTTTATTGTCGCATCGATGTGGAACTTTGAAATGTTCGTCAAGGTTGGTTTTCCGCCAAAGGGGATGAAGAAGAGGCACATTCGCCCCATCCAAGTGGAGGAAAAGAGGGATAAGCTGTTTGTGACGCTGGGGGAAAGCAGGTTCTTTGATAGGAAAAACCTTACTCTCGTTGACTCACTAACTAGAGAAATGGGTTTACGCTCTCAAACGATTATCGTTGGAAATCTGGGCAATCCTGATTACCCCGCATTCTCCCTCACTGAACAACAAAAATACGAACTTTACGCTAGGGCAAAATTCTTCCTAGCACTATCAAAGAGTGAGGGCTTTGGTCTACCACCCGTGGAAGCAATGGCTGTGGGTACTATCCCAATCTTCGTCAATGCACACGGCTATCGTGAGAACCTGGTGGGACTGCCCGTTGATCCCGTGGATGAGTATACTTACACGCCAGATGGTGTTAATTTCTTCAAAGTGTGGGATTTTAGTCTTCACGAGCTTCGCTACGAGATTAACCACGCTTTGACGATGGGGAAAGACGAATACGACGATCTTGTTGCGAAAGTGAAGAAACGTGCGAGGGAATACGTGATTGAAGGTAAGGTAACATGATAAATTTAGCCAACGTTGCAATTACTGTTGCTTGTACTATCTTATCATTCCTTGAGCGCATTTCCCGTTTTATTGCTGAAAACGTCAACCTTTTTCTCTTGATCGTTCCTATTGGTGACGTCTTCTCGTTCATCACCTCAACGCCTATTTTATCTAGACTGGTATCACTACTCCAAATTTTTTAAGCTGGTTTTGCTAGATATACACAATGGCAAATTGGACACCGGCGACATTAGTCAAACTGTTAGACATTGCCAAGAAGATACCAGTGGAAAAGAGATATAACACTTATTACATTCGTGGCTTTGCTCTCGTGCAATGCAATCCCGTCTCTGTCAATATAACCGTCAAAGGAGATCACCTACACGTGTATTATGATCCCATCCTCAACACGTATCATGCATATACAATGCCAGTATTCCAGACGCTAACAAACGCATTCCTACTTTACACCGAGGCGAAGCGTCTCTGCGAGGAACTAGAGAAACTCGTTTCCGGACCACCGTCTTTACCAACCAACACGCAGAATGCAGATCTAGACACTATCCTGACTAGACTAAACTTGGCAACGGGCAAAGTACAGTCTAGAGGAGAAATGTATTATAGGGCGAAAGACTATGTACACTCGCATTACCCAGAATGCTTTAGAGTGATAAGATACTTCCACTTCAACAAGCCAGCTCTAGAATTGCTCTACTCACTGTATGCTAAAAAATGGGATACTGCCGAATCAGCACTCAATGCACTCGCCATGGAATGTTCCTCGCCAGAATGTGTAGCGACAATAGGAGACTTTTTCAACTTGTGCAGAGAAATTATATCTAAGGAGGGGAAGACTTAAAATGAAAATCTACGAGATGTATCTCGCCTCAGGTAAAAAATACGTCTGCCTCAGAGGCGACGAGTATAAATTCCTAGACGAGTATGATAATCATTACGATCTTTGCACTAACAACTATAACGTCGTGCTCGCTTACGAGCACATTAAGAAGATTCCACCGGTTTTTGTCCCCATCTTACTAGCCGAGCTTGGCTACAACGGTGCAACAGAGATTGAAGTTAAACCGCCCTTCACCCTTTATAACAACGCCGTGTATGTGTATATAGGGAAAATGTTGAGGCTTGATTCTCACGTCATAGTGAAAAAAACGACGAAGGGGTACAATGATGACGGAGATCCTATCGTCACGTTTGAGGCTTACGACGATCTGAACCCAATGCAAATAAACTCTATCGGGTATTGCGCCGAGCTCGTTTTCACTTACAACAGGAAAATTGACTGCGGAATACATGGGGTGATAGTTAGGTGAGTCTTTGCCTTAGGCAAATAGGGGGGAAGCAGGTTTTGTATATCCCCGCATACTTAGAGTCGAATTTCGAAGTCGGGAAAGTTTACCCTGTCGTTGTGGGAGACAAAATTGTTCCGCTAAAATGTGTGAGAACCGCAAAGAGGAAAGTGCTTTATATTCCCTCGTCACTATCTGACTTATTTACCGAGGGATGTTATACGTTTAAACTCCTTTAGCGAAAGCACTCTACCTTTTCTAGTCGGACGTGGGTACTCTAGAAATAGTCGGCGGGCAAACTCCCTTGGCGTTATTTTCCCTGTATCTAACTCGTCAATCAACAAGAGCAGGCGCTCCTTTGTGCGTGGTGATGCCTTGACTTCATCTAGAAATCGTAACATTATCCTCGGTACCACCTTGATTCCAGACATTCTCGCTTGCGATAATGCCCAGAAACATAGCCTCACGAACGTCGTCTTTGTTATCTTCATCATCTATTGTTTGTATCCAAAGGTTTATATATTTGTATGAAAAGAAGATACGTTGATGAAGTATGGCAGGTAGGCAAGCCCATAGGAAGTTTGATGTAAGAAACGACACCTCGACGAGATGGAAGGGTAAACTGTATGGTATCTTCGTCAACTACATGGGAGAAGATTATGCAAAAGAGTTTGTAGAGCAAGCTTACAGTAATTACGAGAAAGTATTCGTAAATATCTACACCAAGATACACAATCAATTAAGAACTACACTTACCAGTTCAGCAGGAGCTGGCGCAACGTTCCCACTATGGCAAATTATAAATGAGGCGATCTACGCAGTATATCTAACTCACAAGGAGACTGCCTCATTCTTATACGCAAAGTATGTAGCTAGAGGTATACAACCAAACGTCGTGAAAAAGATACTTGCAGAGACTGGAAATGCGTTAAAGGGAATTGTACCAGCAGTTGCCCAAGAGCTTGGTGAGACCGTCCTCGATGAGAGCAACGTAATCTCTGTTGTGGATGACATCGTTAGAAAGAATCCAGCGTTGCCAAACTCCTATGCTGGCATAATACTACAGGAGGCTAGAATATCGACCACGCCACACTACGAAGGTACTGAAGGATTCTCTAGCATGGAAAGTGCCTACTCAGCGCTTGAAGAAATTGAGAAAGGATTATGAGGTGATGAAAGGTGGCGGGTAAGAAAAGGAGGTTAAGTCAAGCTTCAGTCCTAAGATATTACGCAAAAAGGTTTACCATGAACGTCGGTACGACAGCCCACGTACTTGGGAAAGAGGTCGCTGGTAATCCATGGGTTGCTAAGGCAATAGACAAGTTGTCTTACCAAGAAACATACAACTGGATAAGTGATTATCAAGCATCTCACCTAGCTAAGCAAGTGGCAAAGCAAGTCGCCGAGAAGTATGGCATCCCACCAACATTCCAAGGACTACTGATGGCGTATGCAGAGAAAGTTGTTGCTAACTACATCTTGGACTATAAGGGCGAATCGTTGACACAAATGCATGATAACTATTTGTATGAGTTAATGCAGAAGATGCCAATTGCTCCAACAGGAACATCCTCTGGATACATCTACGTTTTCATAGGAAAGGACGGAAAGACGCACACCGTGGATATGTCTAAAGTGTTGACCGACATCGAAGACGCACTCCTTAAAAGAGCATGAACTTGGATAATATATTTTTATACTTTTTTTCCCAATCCTAGTTTATGGATAAAATTAGACTGTTAGGATCAGTTGCGTATGTGTATAAAGTGTTTGTTTCTTCGTTGGAAAATATGGGAATAAAAGTAGTCTCTGGCGCACTCAACGAGAAATCCGTGGTTGTGGCAATCCCCTTCCAGGAATTCTCCGAACAGCTAACAGCTGACATCAACAAGGAGTTATGGTCAGTCAAGATAAAGAACGGCAAGTTATTCTTGGTCGGTATGAAAGAGCTTGTTGATGCTGATCTAAAGGAGGTGAATAACAAGATACTCTCCAAGCTGAAAAAGATGGGGATAGATTCGACGGCGTACATCACTGACGACGGAGACGCTGTCGTAATGGTATCATTAAGTGACGTCATCCTTAGAATACTAGAAAAAACACTACAGGAGACCAAGACGAGGGCAGGAAACCACATGAGATCATTACGTGTACAATTTGGCAATGACGAGAAGTACGGGTATGTAGTAATTTACATGAAGTCACAGAGAAGTGACGATGTGAGGAAACAACTCCAGGAGGTGTTAGACAATGAGTGAACCAGAAAAGAAAAATGAAGAACAGAGGATAGAGGAACTGGAGAAAAAAGTCGAGGAGCTACAAGCGGAACTAGATAAAACGAAAAAAGCAGTGAAAACAGTCGCTGAGATTCTAGACAATCACCTAAAAGCAAAATGGACACTTGATGACGTTAAAGTTGCGCTAAACAATATTAATGAGATGGTACAACTGTTGATACAGTCTGGAATAATTAGACCCGGTGAGGGATCCACGACAAACTGGCTACAAATGATGTTAGCCCAACAATTCGTGAATCAAAAGCAACAACAAGAGAATGTGGAAATTGAACCTCTTAAGAAGAAGAACAAGAAAAGATTGAAAAAATTCCTTGAAGGAGAAGAAGAAGAGTGACATTCAGAATATCTCGTTGTACTTTTTCCTAGCCTCCTCTTCGAGCTTCCCTGACCACATGTCTTTATATGACGGCAACATGTCCTTTAGGATGTATAGTGCATTTATTAAGAATGGAACGTCGGCATTCTTCATGTATTCCTTTATCGGCTTTGCGTCCTCGAGCGACTTTCCAACATATATTTTGCCCTTCTTGATGATGAGAACGTTCCTATCCTCGTCAGTTAATATTCCCGTTACATAATCCACGTTCGAAGGTAGATCAGTTTCTATCGATGAGATAATGCTTTCCACGATCTTCTCAGTCTCACTCTTATTCTCTTCTGGTAAGAGAATTTCGTCCTCTTTTTTCTCTTCCGCCATGTGTATAAGGTAGGATACAAAATATTTAAATTTATCTACACGAGAGAAAAAGATGAAATGAGAATTGTGGAAGAAGGATTCGCAGGAGAAGGGAATGTTCAGGTACGCTACGCCATCGTTGAGGAAATACCGGGCGTGTTGTATTACGTCATTTGTCCATCATTACGCTTCTTCGAATATTGCAGAGATCTTGCCCAATGCCGGAAAATCGCCCTCAGTTTATCAACACGTGTTAAGGACTTCTTATACGCATAGAGAACATTAAAATGAACAGCATCTTCCCCTATGGCGCTGTAACGCAGGTAATTAAATTCAACTCGCTTTGGATCGTCGCCCAACAGGAATTGAAGATCAAAGAGCTCCTTCGTGGAGAGAGGACTCGGAAGGACAATTATCAAGTGAACATGTCTCCCCGAGGGTGACAACTCCCACCAGGCTTTCTCCTCTCTGTAGCCTAGGGCGTGCAAGAGCGACAATTTCTTCTCCAGAAGCCAGTTGGGATCATACCACGCCACATCCACATCCACGTCTAGTTTTACAACTTGTCTAGCATCTACCACGTATACTCCCTCCCGTCCGAAGGATAACGATGGTACCATATAATCCTTCTCCCGGGAGCACCACCATACCAAATCCCCTCGTCTGTTAACAAGGGAAGAATTTGCACTCCAAACAAATCCAGGATCTGATCCTCCAGCTCTTCTACCATTTCCCTCACCTGCTCCTTCTCTCTCCCCTCCTGTAATGGTTCGCAAATAGTCCCCTCCACGAAGATTGGGTGGCTCCACTCGTCGTAATCGAAGGATAATGTAACACATATTGTTTGTTCCGTACTTCTCTTCTCCGATTGTCTTGACGAAGTGGACGAAGTACCAGGGGATGTCTTCAAGGCTCCTCACCTTATAGTCAATGTAGAACCCAGGCTTCACCACCTGTGCAATTAGCACAATTTCTTCGCCCTCGCATAAATCAATCGGCGTATGACTTCTGACCTAGACAGACCTAGCTTCTCGCCTAGACCGTCAAGACTCTTTACTAGTTCTGGAGACAACCTCAGGCAATATGGTCTCAAATTCTCACCTAGATCGTAACTCACCTTCTCGACGACGTCACTACATTCGTTAAAAAGCTCACGCAAAAACCCGTCGTTAGTCTTATCTCGTGGTTTTATGTTATCAAAAATAAGTTTCAACTTTTGATTAAACCTTACGGAAATCTTAACAAGCTCCATAAGAAACTTTATGATAGCACATTTTTAAATTTAACTTAAAAGAAAGGTTTAAATATTGCACTACAAATAATTGTCATGATGTAACATGATGGTAACAGTAGAAGAAGAAGTTTACGAATTTCTGAAGAAGAAAGCAAAAGAAGAAGGTACTAGTGTACCGGCAGTAATTAGGAAAATATTGAAGGAGTACTTTGGGATTGAGGACAGAACTAGAGACTATAAGAGACAGGATTTGGAAGGAAGCTACATTATCGTCAACGGGAAAAAATACTATAGGATAAACTGCAAACTGGAGAAAAGGAATGAGATACTAGTCAAACTAGAGCTGAAAAAGAGAGGGACTACCCTCAACAGATTTTTAAAGGAAATGATAATGATAACGGTGTAACACTTGGACGACAGAGTGTACTACTTGATCAAGCTGTTGTTATACGTCGCAAAACAAGAAAAAGCAAGGGTAACACCAACTAAACTGCAGAAGATATTCTTTCTTCTGGAGAAAGAGAAAGGGATCGATTTAGGACTTGACTTCAAACCATTCATTTTCGGACCGTCATCAGATCTGCTACAAGATTACGTGAATAAGCTAGTTGAAATGGGCGAAATTGAAGAGAAGGCTAGGGGAGTTAGAGACGTCTTCACAGGTTTCGTAATAGCGTATAGACGAAGATACATACTGAAGAGTGAATTCACGCCCAATGAGAGCGACGAGGAGATCATGAAATTCTTTAAGAAATGGGTAAGAAAAAGCACAGATAAAATTCTAAAGTACGTGTATAAAAAATATCCAGAATCCTTTTACCACTATCCCTACAGATTGTTCGATCCATTATTCAATTCCAAGAAGGCTAAGGACTAATTTTCGGACTGTCGTTCCTTCCTGTTCCGCTATCTTCTTCAGGACTTCTACTTCATCGTTATAAAGGTGAAGACACAATGACTGCCCCGTCTTCGTCCTTTTATGATGATTGAACCTTTTCTCAAACCTGACCCCGTATTTCTTCTCGACCAATTTCAGAATGCACTCCCTATACGACGAATATTCCTTGCACAGCGAATCCAACCTAGGGAAATTCCGTCTTGAAATGTATAGAGTGTATGTCATAAGAAAAAGTAGGAGAAAAAAATATATAAACTTTTCAATCAATCGCTTCATTGATAACGTAGTAGCTAAACCTTTGTCCCTTTGCTGGTATTATCACTAATCCGTGTTCGGAATGATAGATTGACATAAACTCTTCAGTATGTAGAATAAAGTGGGAATCCCTGAATACATCAATTAACCTTCCGTTTATGTTCTCTGTGACTGGACTTACAGAACGTAATCCGTGCCTTCTTGGATAGTCTATAGAGTAATTTGCGATTATTAAATCGCCCTGCCTAATAACGAACTTTTGCCCAGGCTTTATCTTGTCTCTCAAGTCGTGGGTTTCGTAGACTGACGATGCTAAAAAATTCATGTTTTGGTTCATTTCCGGCTTTTCCTTCTCTACTTGGACTGCTTGCATTTGCTTTCCCTAGTATAAATGTAGTAACACAAATTTATAAGCTTTTCTGTGTAAGATAATATAGGGGGTGGCAAATAGTATGCAAGGAGAAAAAGTAGCAAAAAGAAAAGGATACATTTTACTGAAAGAAATTCCAAAATTAGAAGACATTATCGAAAATTGGGATAAATTTGAAGACGAATTTTACGTAGCGGAATACAATTATCATTTAAAGGATTTCAAATTTTATTTGAGAAAATACATTACTGGAATCATGAGAATTTGGGTTTATAATTACGAAATTGTAGTGAAAAGAAAAGGAGACGAAATAGATATAACATTTGACGACGTTAACAAAATTGAAGATATACATATAGCATTTATTCTAAATAGAATATTTGAAGAGTTTCTAAGTTTCTGGATAAAATACGTTGATATAAAAATTAATATGGGTGAGAGGAAATTCAGTATTAACACATTTCCTAGAAGAGTAAATGCAATAATTAACGCAAAATTCAAATTAACAAATGACGAGAGAGAAATTGCCAATTCAATTAACTTTTCCAGGATTCAGATAAATGGGAAATACCTGGCGTTACTAAAAATAAACAACAAAGGAAGAAAATACTACGTAACGAGGTTTGGGAAACTACCAACTCCACTCAGAATAGCGATTAGAAACAGAAAAATTAGCTATTCCATTCTAAAAATGTTGCTAAATAAGAAAATTGCAGAAAGAGAAGAATTCAAAATACTCCCAGAAACAATACTGAAAGACAGGTTAAAGCTAAGTGACATTATCTATATTCAGTATTTCCTTTCTCCTGTTTACAAATTTAATAGAGAAAGGCTGAGTTTGCAAGGGATTAGAAGAATTCAAAACTTTACTGTCGTCGATTACGATTACGACAACGTTAACCAAATAATTTTCAAAATTATAACATTTGGCGTGGATGATATTGCATTCTCTGCGCTATGCGGAATAGACTACAAAAACGAAATGTGGTGCATTAGAATTTCCAATTTCATGAGGTACTGGAAGATAAAAAGCCTATACAAGTATGTTTATCAATTAGATGAAAATACGAAGATTTTTGAATTCTAATTCTTTTTTTATTTCTCTTTCTGTACATTTTCATGTGTAATGTTTATATAGCCTTTTTCCTTATATAATATTAACATGAGTGTGGATAATATGTTTCAGCAAAATAATAAAATTGCGATCCCGAAACCAAAAAGATATTTGCAGAAAGACGAATTTAGAGAATATCTCTTGACAGTAAAATCTATCGCTGATTTCAGTCCTGAAGATAGAGTCTGGTACCTCAATGAGTTCAAAATATCTAAGTTACCAAAAGAAGAATTACGAAAAATTGCTGACTTTCTGTCACAATATGTAGATGAGGAAATTTACAAAATCTTATTGCCTTATACCAACAGTGAGAAAGAAATTATATATGCGAAAATTAGAGGAAATTATATTTATGTTTACGATGACTTAGAAAAATACAAAAAAATGTTATCATATAAACTAAAGAAATTCGACCATCAGAAAGGGGAATATAATGAAGAAGAGATACTACTAGCCTGGGAACATTACGATTACTTCACAACTTATAGAGGATTGTACTGGAAACTGCTAAACATTAGCGAAATAAGATTACAACCCTTTACCAATTTACAATATCATGATATCACATTGAAAAACTTTGAGTTAAGAGAATATCAGATAAATTCGATAAAGTCATGGATCAATGATGTTAATATAATTGGTGAAGGAATAATAAAGGCGCCAACAGGGGCGGGAAAATCTGTGATTTCTATATTAGCAACGTTAGAAATGCTAAAGAATAAAAGAAATCCGAAAATTATTTACGCAGTAAATTCAACGACATTACTAAAACAATTTCAACAATTTGCCAAAAAGGAAGATTTGAACTTTGCAATAGTTTCAGGAGAGCTAAATGAACTGAAAAAAGAAAAGGATTCAAATTTGATAGCGCTCTCAATATCTTATTATTACTCACAGAAAAAGCGTAATAAATACAATGAACTCAGAGACATTGTTAATAATGCGGACCTGATAATAGTTGATGAAGCACATCACACACCTGCCAATTCGATAAAAGCTTTGTTGTTAGATTCACCAGGTTCAATACGTTTAGGACTCACTGCCACTCCTTTCAGGGAGGATGGAAAAGATTTAGAAATTAATGGATTATTAGGAAGAATATCTTATTCCATTAATTATCAGGAATTAGTAAGAAATCATTACTTAGTGCCCCTAGAATATATTCCGTTCATACCAGAAATTCCGAAAAAACTGAAAGAAAAAATAAAGAGATTAGAAAAAGAAAAAGAGAAAATGGAATTTGCGAAATACTATTCATTATTGCTAAGATTATTTGAGAATTCTCCTGGTACAAATATGCAAATCATTCAGAAAATAAAATCAATTAATGCATATCCTGCTCTAGTAATTGTAAGGAGAATATCAACTGCCAAAAAATTATCAGAAATGCTCAATGAAAATGGAATATCATCAGACTTTGTTACATCAATGACAAAATTAGAAGAGAGAATGAGAAAAATAGAAAACCTGAAAAACGGAAAGATTCAAACGTTAATAGCGACATCATTAGCGGATGAAGGTTTAGATATACCAAATCTACGCCTAATAGTATTACTATCTCAGGGAAAAAGTAGAATAAAACTAGTGCAAAGAGTAGGAAGAGTAATGCGCCCTGCAAAAGACAAAGAAAAAGGGATAATACTGGATATTGCTTATGATCATCAGATATTTCAGAGACAGTTTTCACAGAGATACAACTTCATTTTTAAGGAATACAATGGAATAATTTCCGAATCAAGATAATTTTGTTTTTATATGAACTTTTTATACACACTATTATACCTATATATAATATAGGTATAATGCATACCACACCATTCTCTCCATCAAGAATAAGAGAAAACACATAATTCATATATATAATATATGAATTATAGTATAACTCAGAATTCTCTCCATCAAGAACGAAAGAAGAATAAAAAAAAGAGAATTGACTTTAATATACTGTATCAGAAATTATGTCATACAGTTTGTACAATTTTTTCTGAATCTCAGAACACTGTCCTATTAGATCCTTTCTGACCTGGGGCATTAATTCTCTTGCCGAATAGCATATATCGCCCAACTCTGCCATTATTTTGTCTATGTTATTCAAAATTTCGTTTACCTTTTCTAATACTTCAAGTTCTTTCAACAATTGCTTTCTTGTTTCTTCCATTGTTACTTTTTTAGATATATTTACTTCTTCCATACTTTCCCCTACTATACATATTACCTTAAACATTTATATATCTTTTTCTCTAGAATTAGATCGCTTTATTGCACTTTACAAAATATATTAAATACAATAGAAAAATTGCTTATATAATTTATAAATAATACATGCTGTTCCATTCTCTTCATCAAGAATGAATAACAAATAAAAAAAAGGGAATTAACTTTCGTAAAGCAAATCGGCAAATACATGCTTTAATTGAAACAGAGACCTGTGCGCATTCATACACAAACTATGAATTTCAGTTCTCATTTGTAAAAACTTTTCTCTTCCCTTTTCATGTAACAACGTATCCTCATATTGTTCAATCATTTGATAGATTTGTATGCATATGTCCTCCTGTTGACTCTCTAATTCTATTAGTTTTTTTACCATCTCATGTGTTTTCTCAATTCTCTGAATCACACTTTCCCCTTCCATAGCCTTCACTATTATACATATTGAATAATAAGCTTATATATCTTTTTCTCCACATTAAGATCACTTTATTACACTTTACAAAATATATTACATACAATAGAAAAATTACTTGAAAACTTTGTTCTAGAGTAAGAAGATGCCTCAAATTAGGGTATTTTCTCAGTTTTCAAGTAATTTTTCAAATTTTTGTAATAAAATTTCTATATTAATTGTAAATCAGCTAAGCGTATATCTGAATAGTAAAGTATAAGTAAGTCTAGTAGATTTTTGTGCGGACAAACGTTAATTGTTTTCATTCTTCTTCACAATTTCCTAATCCTCTCAATTCTTTTATTATAGTTCAAACTTGACAATTACAAGACTTTCCCGCCTGGTTTACAATTTAAACTTGACTAGTAAAGTATAAATCAGGATAGTAGAATTTTGTGCAGACAAACGTTAATTGATCTCTCTTCTTGAAATAAAAAATGCGGGTATTAACTACATTTCAAAAATGCTAAGCGTAAACTAGACTAATAAGGTATAAGCTCAACTAGTAAAATTTTGATAATGTGAATGTAAACTTTTTCCTACACACATAGAAAGTGAAATTGAAAACCAATTTGGTATTATACAGAATCAAAAATTATTTTTCGACTAAAAAAATGAGAAATTCTCTATCAGTTTATTTATATTTTCAATTGGTACAGAATTGAAAATCTCTATTGTACCATTTCTTATTAGTTTGACGGTTACAAAGCAATTTTTCTCTTTACACTCAACTTTTAGAATTTCATATTCTAGACTCATAATTAGACAATTACATAGTAATACTATAAAAGAAGAAAGTCTCAATAATAAGAAGCAAAACGGCGTAAAGTATCGCAAAAAGACTTATATATCCATTTTCCCAAAATATAATAATTAAAAGGGGGATACTATGAGGTATGTAACTTCAATTTCAAAAAATAATTTTGAGACAAATATTTTTTTATCTGGGTGGCAAGGTAAATTCTTAGAAAAAGAAGTCGCAATATCAATACCAAGAAGACCAAAAGAATATGGAAATGAAATAACGGTAAGAGTGATGGATTATCTATGGATTGACGACAAACTTGCAGAAAGAAAAACAATAGAATTTGACTTTCATGTAACTGATTTCACCGTTGAATTTTGGAACTACAATTTACGATTATTAGAAACTATACAGAACAAAATGTTTCTAGAAATGATCTTTAAAGAATGTAAGTGCCAAGAAGAGCATTGCTACACAAACTGGAAACTGGAAGAAATTTTTATTAAGGAATTACTAAAATATCTATGGAGAGAGAAGCTATCGGTAAAAATACAAATGTACAAAGAAGAATGCAGAGACAGAGAAATCGAGTTAGCATGTTACAAACTCTACGATCTAAAACACTTCAGGTAAAGTTATTCTATTTTTTATTTACCATTTTTTTCACTTTTCAGATATTTTTACTATCTTTATCTGCTAAAAATATTTATCGATTTCCACTATTTTCTCATCTTCTTGAGATAAATATTCAGAGTGTCGGTAATCTAATCATAATAAGATATATATAGGGGGGATCAGAAATATAATAAGAGGGAAGAAGAAATGGCAAAATATGAAAAAGAAATCGAAAAAAATAAAGTAATAATTTATAAATTTAATGACGAAAACAAATTAGAAGAGGTTGCTAAGATATTCCAGGATGAAGAGGATAGCAAGAGAATCAAGATCATATTCCAGGACAAAAACGGATGGTATATTGACGATACAAAAGAATATATTGAAAATTTCGGAGTTGAGAGTTTTAGAGAATTAAAAGAATTGTCCCCCAAGGATTTAGGTCTCATGATATGGGGAAATGAATAAATTTAAGATAAGTTATTTTTTTACTTCATTTTTTTACTTTTCACATTATTATTTCTTCTTTAAAATATACTGATACTGACTTCAATTGACTAATACGATTATTAGTAATTATATCTTCATAAACAGAAAAGACAGAGAGAAATATTTATATATCCTTTTATCCTAAATTATGGCTAGGGGAGAATATGAATAGTGAAGAAAATGAAGAAGAAAATGAGTGTAACGCATTGATATTCGACTTTGAACTAAAAGGTAATGAAATATGGCTAAAGGTTTTTGAGTCAGGTTTTAATGAACTTATTGACTTAAAAACAAAAATAAGAGTCGTCCCAGAAGGCGACGAAATAAGAGTTGAACTTTATGACGGAGCGGACACACTCTTTTTTGGATATCTTATGGACCTAAAATGCATATTAAATAAATTTAAGCTAAAATCCTGGAACGAACTAATTGAGAAGCTAACTAGCGAAGACGGACCAATATTCGTTGATGAGTTCGGCAGGGCAATCTACTGCTGTTCTTCATAAAAAGGTAATTATTTTTTTCCTTTTCAATTTCTGATTTCCTTATTTCGTCAACTACTCTATTATTCAAATTTTAGTACGACAAATTGTAGGAGAAATATTTATATATCCTTCTTGACAATTACTTAGATAGGTGAGGTAGTGTGGAGTCTCAAATAGAAGTGTTACCATATCCCGCATTCCAATTAAAGGGAATAAATCAATGGGTCTACAAGATAATATTGGGAAAAGAAGAGCGAGTCATTGATTGCCAAAAATATGCGAGCAACAGTGGAATGACGTCTCATGGATGCTACAAAATAGAAATAAATGAAAACGGAGAAATATCGGCGAAACTAACAAGAGGTCTATGGATAATAAATTGGAAAAAAATGTCTTTTGAAGCTGACTTTAAACTGACCAGAGAAAATCTGTTAATCGAACAGAACTTTATAGCAACGTACGGGGACTTACTGAAAAAATATCTAGACACAGAGAGGAAATACCTAGCAAAATTTGATAACTACTCGATAAACATATTTATTGCAAGAAAAGCACCGACAATACAATTACAACCGACAGTAACACAAGGAAATCTAGAAATTTACAGCATACCAAATATACCAGAAAATATCAAATTTGTAAAAGGACAATTAGAATATTACAACCATTATACAGAGACAGCGATAGAGCATATAGGGATTTATGACGGCATATTGATAAAAATAGATGAAACAACAGAAATAAAAAGCAAGGATCACAACCCGATTCAATTAAAACCGGGCGCATACATTCTCGTACATCCTCCGCCTGCTATAGATTAATCTTCTTTTTTTGCTTCCCTTCTTCTCTTCATAAAGATCAAAGATCAAGTTCACCGAAAGAAAAATTTATATATTCAAAGATTGTAGTAGAACATATGCTATATCTACTCAATTCTGCAATCCTCCCCTTGAAAGAGGGGGAGGAGTATATTGTAAAGGCAAAGGAAATAACTATCCAAGAAGCAAGAGAATTATTGCACAAGGAGAACTTCGTATCAGCCGTAGGTCATCAAGCAACAGCAGAACTCTTGTCGAACGTCTTAGGAGTTAATATCCCAGTAAACAGGATTGCTATAAAAGCAAGCCACGGAGACAAAATATTAGCATTTTCTTTAAAGCAACGCCTCCCTGAAGGTGTCGTAATTAAAACGACAGAAGAACTGGAAAAAATAGGATATGAACTTTGGTTATTCGAAATTCAATAATTTTTTTCTATTCCTATTTCTTTAAAACAAAAGGTGAGAAAAAGATGGAAATACAATTATCAAAAGGAGAAAAAAGAATTCTCGTAAAATTACTAGATGAGAAACAAATCAACATTAGCGACGGAAAAGTTAGAAGAATAGTAAACAGCCTAACGAAAAAAGGATTAACAGAAATAAAAATAATTGTAGATAAAGATAAATCAAAACTAACAGATATTGCAATACTAACTGAAAAAGGAGAAAAAATAGCAACAGAACTGAAACTACAGAAAGAAATTGCAGAAGCGTATGAATTTGCAATCGATCTACGATATGCTTATGAAATTGACAAAAAAGGAATTGATAAAATAATAACGACGATAAACACAATAACAGAATTGGCACAAAAAATCGAGGACGAAAATGAAAAAAAGAAAGCATTAAGGGCAATCTACATTCTTACACGAAGAGCACTCAAAAAAATAAGAATTAGTTGACTTTTAGATATAGAATTTTTCTCCTGAACCCAATTCTATGAAAATCGAATCTCCGGACACAACATACTTCCCTTTATCTATCACACTTACGCAGTACTCCGCTTCGGCTAGAATATAGAAAATTCCAGACTTCTCGCCAGTCTTAAATAGGACAACACGACAATTAAAAAATCCACTACATTCTATTCTATCTCTTATCCTATCTTGTATCTCCTCTTCTAGACTCTTCTCCATTTCGACCACTAAAATGTACTATCACAAACTGGTATATAAATCTTCGTGAAGGGAAATGTTTAAATATTTGTTCTGCTACATTCTAGTAAGGGGGACAAAATGCCCACATTCGAAGAATGCAACCAATTAATCAATCCCCAGGGCTTACCCCTGGAGGCATTAAGTCAATCCGAAAAGATTTTTTTAGAATTCTGCCAATACTGGGATAGTTATCCGCAAGAAATAAAGGAGGTAGTCAAACAATGGTAGAAAAAAGTAAGATCAAGGAAGAATTAAAAGAAGACGAAGAAGCTGAAGAACCAGTAGAAGAAGCCCAAACCCAGAAAATAGAATTGCAAGAACAAGCGACGTCTGATGAACTCGTACTACCATTTCAAAGGGAAAATCTGAATAAATACGTCTGGAAATTGCTAATTATAAAGAAAGTGGAAATTCATGATGTCATCTTTAATAAGTCCAACGAACCAGGGCAGGTATCTCAAATTGACGGATACGTAATAACTGACGACCAGTTGATAGAAAAGATAGTCAATACAATACAAGATCAACAAACGATACCCATTGACCTAGTAAAGGAAATCAACCAGAAAAAGAAAGAAGTCTACTTATTCTCAACGTCACAGGGAGTATACTACTCGTTGTTGAGAAACGTTGTGCCAAAACTTAAGCAGGGATCCGTAATCGTCGGGGTTGCGTACCAGCAATCGGATTATCCGCAACCAATGTTGGTTTTAGTCCATCCTTCACAACTACTAGCACTAAAGAAACAGTATGAGGCATTAAAATCAAAATAAATTTTTTTACCTTTTTATTTCCACATATCCATGAGAACACTTAACTCTTTCTTGCAGACTTACTCCGTAACAATACCCTAACTCATTCTCATATTTTTCTAGCATTTGTGAATAAATTAGAAGACATTCCAATTCGTCTTCACAAGGTTCCTCTACGTCTACAACACCCTCAACGTGGACAATAACTCTCATGAATAACACTAGAACAAGAGGGATAAAAAACTTAAATTCTGGAATGTGATACCATAAAGTAATGGCTAAAAATAAATTAATCATGGGGAAAATCTCATTCTCAGTAGGAGACATTATAGAAGTCTTAGCCCAAGGACGAAAATACAGACTAAAAATCGTAGAAATTGACGACTACAACAATATTTTAGGAGAAGATCAACAAGGAAATCCGATTTATATCAAAATATCGAAAATTTCAGTAATTCGCAGAATTGACGAAAAAGAATTCTACTCAGGTGAGAAAAATGGTAAAGCTCAATGAATTCCAACAAAAAGTACTCAACGTATTCCACAACACGAGTAAAAACATACTAATCTCAGCACCCACCGGTACAGGAAAATCATTCCTAGCAATGCTAATGTCAAGCGAAGCAAACGGAAGAGTACTCTACACTGTCCCTCTGAAAGCGTTGGCTCTACAGCTAAATGACGACTTCCAGAAGAAAATCTCCCCAACAACACCAACTACCGCACTAACAAGCGAAGTTTACGACGAAGATCCCGAGAACATAGACGCCAAGATCATCTTTACAACGTATGAAAAGGCTGATGCAGTCTTGAGAAGACATTACGGATGGACAAACAACGTGAATATGATTATCATAGACGAAATACACAACGTTGGTGATAAAGAGAGAGGTAAAGCAATAGAGAACCTTATGGCGTATGCAATGAATGAGGAAATACGGCTCATAATGATGAGCGCAACTATTCCGGACGTGGATAAGATCGCTGACGTTACGAACGCCGAAGTGTTAAAAACTGACGAGAGACCGATACCCATTTACAAGGCAATCAAAATAGGAAAAACACTAATTTTTGAGGATGGGGACAAGATAGAAATGAAAGAGGATATAGTTACGAAACTTGTAAGAAAAGGCAAGGTCGTAATGATCTTCACAAGCACCAGAAAAAAGGCAGAAGAACTTTACCTAATTTATGATAGAAGATACAGAGGGAGAGTTGCGTTCTTCCATGCAGGATTAGAACCAGACGCCAAACTGAGACTGCTAGAAGAAACCAAGCAGGGAAAGTATAACATCATTATAACAACAACCGCATTAGGACAAGGCGTAAACTTCCCATTCTACGCAGTCATATTTGACGATCTAAAGCTCCCCATCATCGAGTACGGAAGATTTCTAGGGTGGAGATCACTAACACCAATCGAATTCGACCAAATTTGCGGAAGAGCAGGAAGACCCGGATATGACGAAGAAGGACTTTGTGTAATTGAAGCAACTGACATGAAAGAAGCTGAAAAATTGGCAAGACGTTACTTCAACGTCAACTATGGAAGTCTAACGCCACACCACGTTTTAGAAGACTTCATACTCGCAACAGTATCCAAGTACGTGTATATGAAAGAGGATAAGTTGAAGAGAGTAGCAAAGTTCACGCTGTCCTTCAAAGACCTAGACGAAGACGAAATAATAGAGACAGCAAACAAACTAGTTGAAGCCAACATTTTAGGTCATGATAACACAGGATACTATACGACAACTTACGGAAGAGCCGTCGCTGAATCATATTTCGACGTCAGAGACGCAATAGCGTATAAAGACGTGTTGGACAGAGACAACACGTCTGTAGAAGACGTCATGAATGCAATACTAGAAAACAGAAATGTACTAGACGCATCAAAAGGTGAAAACGTGAGAACAATCTTTGAAAACTGGATAAAAGGAGTTGACGACAAAATCATCGTCAAGAGTACGAAGGGAATGTCACTACACGACTTGAACAAACTAGTGGAAACGTTGGCATGGCAAACATACGGCGTATACAGAATATCAAAAGCACTCGGCAGAACAGAACTAGCAAAGAAGCTACAGATGCTCTATCTAGAAACCAGATATGGAGTCCCAAGCGAAGCCTTAGCGTTGGTCAGATTACCGGGCATTGGAAGAAAAAGAGCAGTACAGCTAATGAGAGCTGGAATACGCAATAAGACGGAATTATGCATGAACAAGCAGACAGCAAAAACAGTCCTAGGCGAAAAAATGGTTGAGGTGATCTGTAGATGATAGTAGAGGAAATTAGGAAAGCATTCAAGAAAATGCAACAAGAACACTCACCAAAGAAAGAAGGCGAAGTTTACGTTACAGATCTCTTACATTGCGTGCTGAGACCAAAAAGAGAGGAACCAGAAACGTCGATAATTAGAGGAGTAGCATTACACGAGGGACTAGAGAAATTGCTAACAACATACGGAGAAAAGAAGATAGAATTTGAGAAAGAAGTGAGGAAACAGTACGGAGACTACACATTAATAGGAAGACTAGACGGACTAACAGAAGACAACATCGTAATAGAATTCAAGACGGTAGCTAAACCTCCAGATCATCCCTACGATGAGCACATATTCCAAGTACTAATTTACATGAACATGGTAAACGCAACAAAAGGAGTAATCGTATACGTGGGGAATAATGAAATGCGGGAGTTCATAGTAGAAGACGGGAAAGTGACGGAAATCGAGACGGGACAAACGTTCTTCTCCCAGTACCACGTAGACGATGAATGGATAAAAAGGCAAATAGAAAAGTACGTGGCGAAAACACTTATAGCACCATTCAACGAATGCAAATATTGCGAGTTGAGAAAGTCGTGTCAATTCTCAAAGGTGAAGTAACATGATCAAACACGTGATAATCGGAACAAGTGATGATGCAAAAAAGACGAAAGAAGGTAAATTCCTCCTAGCACTTGTAAAACTAATAGGAAAAGAGGAAATAACTTTCGACGAAACGACAATAGTAGGAAGAGACATAACCAAAAACGAGGAAATGAAAGAAATCATAAACGACATCATCTCGTTCTATAAAAAGAAAGTGCCGAACATCGTAACATTCAAGAAAGGCAAAATAACCATGGAAGGAAAAATTGTCTTGATGTGGGAGTATGAAAATCAAGGTAAGGATTGAAGGAGAGATCGACGTGTCGACAATACAAGACATCTTCGAAGCACTTGGTACAACGAAAATCAACTTGACAAAGTCAGAAAGACTGAAAGAAATCGATGAGCTAAAAGAGATAGAGGATAAGATAATCCAGGAGGCAACATCAACACTGGGAATAAACATCACCGTGAAAGAACTAATCGTAACGAAAAGCGGGAAATACATACTACAAGCAGAGGGATAATTTTTTTAACCACCAATAACCATATGCTCATATGGAACCCGTGGAAGAAAAAATAGGTCAAATCAATTCGTTAATTAAAAGTGGGAAAAAAGTAAAAATGAGAAGAGCAGATGGGGTTGAACGGGTAAAATCAATCTACACGAAAAACAGAATTGTCATAGTAGAATTCATGGATGGAGAAATGCTACTACTAACGAAAGAACAGTTCTTGAACAGAGAGATAATAGTTGAAAAGAGAAAAACAACGAATGATAACGAAAACGAAGTAGAAAACATGATAAATGCAATGCGTGAATTACAGAAAGAAGGTTATCAATTATTCTTCAAAGGAAAGAGAATCACGAATATACGAAAAGAAGGAAACTACATAATAACTGAAACTGAAGACGGAACAATTTACACGCAAAGCCCAAGAGATTTTCTAGAATCTTACAAAACAGCAAGGGTGAAATAAATGCCAAACCCCATGAACGATAGCTTGATCAGAAAACTAGTTATGGAAAAACTAAACATAATACGAAACTCCAAAGAGGCATACATCATCAATAAGAATAAAGAAGAAAAAATAATAAACGTCGAGTTGAAGGAAACTGAAAACTATGCAAGGATAATAATAACGACAAACGACGAGAAAGCATATGTCCTAACGCCAGCAGAGTTTCTACGAAAGATAATAAGAGCAGATAATAAGGTGATACGAGGAATATGAACGGAATAACAATAGCAGAAATCAATAAAGTGATAATAGAACCAACACAAAAAATGGCAACAGCATATGCAGAAATGTTAGTTGAGGACTTAGAAAAAATGGGATACAAAGTAGAAAAAATAGAAAGAGAAGACAAAATCGTATTTAAAGTGGAAAACAAAATAACAATAATCACGGGATGATAGGGAATGATGTACGTAGTTACAGTAGTTAATAATAAAGGACAAGTAATAACACAAAGAACATTCAATAATTACTGCGACATGGAAGATTATGCAAACTTATTAATAGAAATATCGAAAAAAATAGAGGAAAGAAAGACAAAAGATATAACTAAAATATTGAAAAAAGACGTAAAAAATTTAATAAGAGCAACAGAAATTGAAGACAAATTTGTAATAGCAGAAATGGAAGTATAGATAATGGCTAGAATAACTCACGAACTACGATTCATAATGGGTATATATCCAGTAGCAGGATGGTTAGTGGGAATTGAAATTCACGCATGCTATCCATCATGGTATGTATATACGTCAATCATCATTTTTTCACTTTGGAGTTTATATGAGTCAATCATAAATTACATTCAGAATGGCGAACCAAGACTAATTCTAATCGTAAATGCACTGGGAGTGATATCAGAAATTGACTTAATGTACCTAGTTAGCAGGAATTTCCCAATAGTAATTCTAACGGGGAAATTGTGTCTAGCAGGGTATGTTTATCTGATGGCGTATTTGATAATGGGAATAATAGTAAACATAATGGACTTAAAATCGAGATAAATGACGAAGAATGAACGAGCGAAAAACGAATAACAATAGTGAAGAAATAATAAAAAAACAATGACAAACGAAAACACGAGGAACGAAGAAATGAGAAACGGGAAAACAATGACATAGGGTACTACAAACGAAAACACGAGGAACGATAAACGAAAGAACGGGAAACGAGAACGAGAAACAATGACATAGGATACTACGAACTAGATACGAAGAAACGAGGAAAGGGGAACGAGAAACTAGATACGGGAAACAATGACATAGGATACTACGAACGAGAAACGAAGAAACGAAGAAACTAGATACTAGATACTAGACACCATACCCCCATATGGTAACATATCAAAATGTATCTTCTTAATAAGAGGCAATGACTTAGGATCCTACATACTACACACGGATGTTACATGTAACATGTTACATGTTACGTGTATTGCACAGATACTTTACGTTGTATGTTGTATCTTGATACTTGATACTACATTCTCTATCTAGAGAAAAAAGCT